TACGATCTCATCGATCCTCTTGTGCGCGGAGCTCACGCTCTGCTCAACTTTGACCAGCCGCGTCGTGATGTCCTGCATGTCCGACTTGAGCCCTCTCAGGTCCGACTTGATGTCTCCGGTGTCCTGCTGGATCGTCGACAAGCTCGTCTCGATCCGGGCCTGCTGCGCCGCGTCGCGTCTTGCATCCTCAAGCTGTGCCTTGATGTCATTGTTGCTTGAGCGGCTCGCATTGAGCACTCCAAAAACCAGCGATATGGCTACGGCGGCCAGTGAGATCCATGTAGATGGATCAGCTCCTCCAACCATGATTATTGTCCTCCATCGTTTTTAGTCTCTCCTCTTCCTCTGTGATGTCTGTGTACTGTGCGAGCTCCGTGAGGAGCCTGTGTACCTCATCCTGGAGGATGTTGATGATCTCTGCCTGTTCAAGGCAGAGGCGTTTGAAGTCTGTCATTGTTCTCTTCCGAGGTGAAAGCCGCCTAATAGTTTCTCCCGCAGTTGTGTGCAGTCGCATCGATCCAGCTTTGCCTTGTAGCACATGTACGGCTGCGATGCTCTCCTTAGATCGATCTCGCCTGCAGCGTAGTCCCTCATCGTCTTGTTGAGGTACTTTTTCATCCTTTTTGATGTTGATTTGCGGACCGTGGTATATCCCGGCCATATCCTGTATCCGATATAGCTGATTCCCTGGCTGATCGGGCGGATGCAGGTTTTGCGGTTGAGATCCAGTCGTAGCTCATCGTGTAGATAGGATCTGATCGCGTCCTCCCACATATGGAGATCCGCCTTGCTATCCGAGAGCGCCAGACCGTCATCCATGTATCGGATATAGTGGCGGATCCGGAGATCTCTTTTGCAGTACTGATCCAGTCTGTCCAAGTAGATGTTGGCAAAGATCTGGCTCAGGAGATTGCCTACCGGCATCCCTACTCCATATATCCGCTCGTTGAGCGGGACCTCCCCCGGGCTCTTGCCCGGAGGGAGTCCAAAGGCAGTGTGGCTGCAGTGGATCACGCTCGCCATGAGATCGCACAGTCTTTTGTCCGTGATCTTTTTGCGGATGGTCTCCTCAAGCACGTCCTGGTCGATGCGGTAAAAGTACTTGGAGATATCGTACTTGAGGTAGTATGTATCCTCTCCGCTATCCAGCCAGTACCTCACTCTCTCAATCGCGGTGTCCGGTCCTCGGTCCGTGATACATCCGTCTGAGTCGATGATGTATCCCTTTACCAGGATCGGCTGGATCTTTTGATAGATCGCCCACTGCACGATGCGGTGCTTAAAGGCGATGGACATGATCAGGCGCTTTTTAGGCTCCGACACGTAAAAGGCTGTGTACTTGTCTACCTCATAGTGTCCGGAGTAGATCTCCTCCTGGAGTGCCGAGAGCATGTCGTAGCGGTTTGCGTTCCACCTCAGGACCTCTGGCTTATATCTTCTCCCCTTACTGGCGTGTTTAAGCGCCATGTAGAGGGATTCCATGCTAAATACCTCGTCAAAAGATATTTTTATTTTTCTTCCCATAAACGCCGTGCGTCGCGGCTTTCCAAACCGTCTTCCGGCAGTACTCGCAGCTTCTTTTGTATCTTCACCTCCTTTTTCTCACGGTTGCCTCCGGCTTTGTTTGTCTCCACCGGCGCGGCGTATGGTACTCCCGCCATACGTCTCTGTTTTTCGCCTCGCGGCGTGGGAACAGGCTCCTTTATCCCCTCTCTGGACTCGATCCGTAGACCTTTGTCTTCTGTTTTTTTTGAGGGTAAAGCGGAGCGGAAGCCGATGTTGAAGTTCGAGTTGCCGCGGGTGTTGTTGACGTTGACGTTGAACACGCCCGCATTGCCAGTGTTGCCAAAGTTCCCGCCGCAGTTCGACATGCGCTTGCAGCCTGCTCCCGTAAATCTATTTGTCTTTTTGGTTATCCGGATAGATGTACTTGTAGTAGCCTCCGATCATGCGTCCGATCTCGGATATCCTCCGAGACCACTCGGTATAGTTTTTGGCTCCTCTCAGGCAGCCTGCATCGGATGCGATCTGCACTAGCGCGTCCATGGAGTGATTGTGCATGTCCAGGCTCTTTAAGGGCGTCTTTTTGTTCCAGGAGTACTGCAGCTCCGTGGCATCCTCTACCATCCTGTGCATCAATGCCGCGATGTAGTCTCCCAGGAGCTTCTGATCTTTGACGCTCCATCCACCGATCAGTCCCAGGGCGTAGATCTCCATGTCTATGATCTTTTGCCTTATCGCAAGGCCTTCCTCGCTATTTTTTGTGTTTTTGTCGTCCATCTATCCTTTACCTGCGGCCGTGCTGCCGCGGGCCGCATCAGTGTGTCAGTGGTCAGCTATCCAGATCGGCAAAAGCGGGGCGGAAGCCGATGTGGAAGTCCGAGTTGCCGCGGGGGTAGCTGACGTTGACGTAGAACACGCCCGCAGTGCCAGTGTTGCCAAAGTGCCCGCCGCAGTGCGACATGCGCTCACCGTTTGGATTGTATCCATGGTAGTCTGATCCGTAGTCTTTCCCGGGCTCATCCGGATACAGTATCAGCGCTTTTGCGATCTCCGGTGCTGTCAGTCCGCTGGCAAGCGTCATCTGCTCATACGGGCATGAGTTCCACACATCTGCTGTGCTCGCTGTCTTTGTCGAGAGCTGTACCTTGCCCGCTACAAAGTCGTAGTGTAAGTCCCCGCTTGTTCCCGGATCCACCAGGGATCCATCCGCTGCGATCCCCTTCCAGGATGTCGATGCACTCGCAAGACTTACATCGGGGTCAAAGACGTTAGCGTATGGGATGATCTGCAGCTCTCCGTTTACACTCCGCAAGCCCGCGCACCACTCCGATACGTTTCCGTTAAGGTCTGCGATCCCGTCGGGCATCCAGTTGTGGTACCAGGTCGCCGGACCGGATCCGGTAGCGACGTGCTGCGGCTTGCCGTCGGCCGTCTTGTCTCCGATCGGGATTCCCTTTTCCTGCGGATAGCTTATATCCTGGCCATAGTTGTTGTTGCCATGCGGCATGGTGCCATTTTTGCGGCACCAGAGCGCGATCGCCGCCCAGAGACTATAGGGCATCAGCGACCACCCCTTGCCGTTGTTGCGGCAGTACTGCGCCGCCTGGTCAAAGCTGACATTGGCCCTCGGATTCCGCCCAGGGAGTGAATAAGCGCGGTCATTGACGACAATGTTCTGGAATTTGGACACGTAGACGACGTCCTTCTCGACGCCGTTTACGATAAATCCGGGGTGAGTGTTTTCGCTCGCCCCGGAGATCACATCGGAGATCTTAAATTTTGGTACCGGCACCATCACCGACGGCAGGCCGTTAATGTACTTGACCACGTTTTTCCCACCGGACATGGTCGCTACAGCAAGCTCAAAATCGTCATAATTTCCCATCTTATGCCTCCTCGAAAAGATAAAGTGTCACTTTGTCAGGATCAAAGGCGATTGGCACCAGCTTTGTTGTGTCCTCTCCATCCTCTCCCACTGCTGCCTCTGTCGCGTACTCTCTCGGCGGGATGTGGATCTCCGCTACATACGTAGCTCCCCCGAGTCCCATGAGGAGCCCCTGCGTCAGGTCTCTCACGATGTCGATCACGACCTCGTCGTCTCTCTCCTTTTTTGCGAGATTGATCATGATCTCGTCGTCTCCAAGGGAGAGGATGTTGCCGTCGATGCTGTAGCTTACAAACTTTTCTCCGCTCTCCGGCTTCTTAATGACTTGCATAGTAGTACCTCCTTGTCTCTTTTGCGCTCTCCAGCGCCTCGTGTGTCCTCGCTGCCATAACCTCTGCGGCGTCTCTCATGTTTTTGTCGGACCGATCCGCGTGGTACTGGTCCATGATCCGGTCTGTGACCCTGTCTCTTGCCTCGTTGTGGATGATGATGTTAGCCATCCCTCCTCCTTATGCTGTGATGCCCTGCGGCATGCCGTTAAGTGATGTGCGTCCTCCCTTGATGTAGATCCGGATCGTGGCCGACTTTGCGCTCCCCGTATAGGCGATTTTGAAGCCGTTGAGGAGCTTATCCGTGATCTCGATATCCCCTACCATGCCGTCTGACGAGATGATCTCCGGGACTACCGCGTAGTCCGTTGAGTTTCTGAAAAGCTCTGCGGGAAATGTGATCGTCTTTTTGCTGTTGTTAAAAGGATATGCGAGGGAGTTTGTCAGGTTTGCAGTCACAAAAAAACCGATCTCGTCGATCACGGCGAGCTCGGTCAGTCTGAGCGAGCGGATTGCCTCCGCTCCGATCAGGGCGGCCTCCTGGGCTCCCTGGTCCATGCTGTTTAAGTTGGCGGCATTGATTGGAGTGCCCGCCTCGATGATCTCTCCCGGATCCTTGATGTGATCCACGGATCCGTCGGTGTTTACGACCTCTTTGTACCTTGATGGGTGCTCCACCACCCTGTCTCTCCAGCCTATCAGATCTCTCATGCGCTCTCCTCCTTGAGTGTGATCTTAAAAAGCTCGTAGTATCCGCTCGTCACGTTGCCCATGTCGTGCGATACCGTCTTGTCCGCCCAGAGCTGCCCCGCGTTGTCGTAGAGCTGTACCTCCGTCACTCTCGTCCCCGCGGAGTTGGGCGCACAGACAAAGGCAATGCGCACTACCCCGCTCGCGTCGATAGTGATATCTGTGAGCGGTGTCTTGGTCCATGTCCCTCCGATTTTATATCTCCCGTAGGACACGGTCCTCTTGATGTACTTGCGGAGCCCGTCCAAGGCTGCCGCTGTCAGCATGGCCATATATACCTCCTTAGAGCGGATCGTCCGATCCGCATGGTTGATACTGTACGGTGTAGGTCTCCAGGTTCGTTATGAGCTCCTCTCCTCCGTGAGATGATGTCTCGTACCCCGTCTCCTGCGCCTCTAAGCTCTCTGTGATCCTGCTGATTGATGCCTCCATAGCCCGCGTCGGTGATGTCCCCGCGCTGGTATCTCCGGAGATGTCCTGCTGCGTCAGGTATCCGGATCCCGCTGCGGTTGCTATCAGCATCTCTCTATAGAACGCTGCCCGCGTACTCTCATCCGGCAGCGTGCCCGCTACGATTTTTCCCGGCTCTTCCCAAGGGCTCAGGTATCCCTTTTGCGATGTGATAGCCTTTACTGTGGCCGGTCCGAGTGAGAGTCTCGTGCTCTCGTCCGGCAGCGTGCCCGCAGGATCGTACGAGATGAGCCATCCCTCCTCCTGGGTCCTGATCCGTATAGTCGTCGGCTCCCCGATATAGGTCTCAAAAGTCGTGTCCGGTCTTTTGATCTTAAAGATCGTCTCTATGACTCTGTCTATCGACATCGGCGATCCGGTATCCTCGGCATCGACTCTAAAGGTGTATGGCGATCCTCCGTACTCGTACCACTCCGTCACGGACCCTCCGCCAAAGATCGCACGGATATAGTCCTCTACGGATGCTTTTGTCCCTCCATACCAGTGCCACTTGAGCGTCGACTTGATGATGTCTCTCTTTTTGTCGATCGGGAGGCTGGTATCGTAGTATATAGACTGCAGCTCTACTGCCAGCAGGTCGAGCACATCCTCGCCGATGACGTCTATACCTGCAAGCATCCGACATCTCTGGGACAGGTCGTATATCCTGGCTATCTGCATCCGTATCGCATAGGACACCGCCTGCACGTCCGGCCTATATTTGAGTATGTCCGGCAGGATATCGGCGATCTGGGAGTCCCTGAGACTAGTCATCCTCTATCCCTCCATACCTGATCGTCTCGCTTGATACCACCGCGATCGAGGCGTCATCGATTTTTGTGTAGACAGGCGATGCCACTGTCACCCGCTTGGCGCCTGCTGCCATGAGCCGCTGCACCAAGGCGTCCGGATTGATATCTCTCCCGATCTTGCCCGCCTGCCAGGCCTTAAAGTCCTCCACTGCTGCAGCGACCTGCGCCTGGATCGGCGCGACGGATCCGGATGACGACGATGCGATGTAGTAGGTGACATCCAGCGACACCTTGATCACGCTCGGAGCCTCCACTGACACATGATCTGTCAGCGGACGGATCTTGGCGCTGTCCAGCTCCGCCTCGAGCTTTGCGCACATCTCTGCTGTGGGTATCCCGCTTGTGGTGATGTATCGGATGATCAGGTTGCCATCCGACGAGTCCGGGACCTGCACATCGGCCGCATCAGGTACAAACTTACGCACCCAGTACTCGTATGCCAGCTTTGGACCTGCGGTCGAGTATGATCCAGGTGCCACGTAGGCTCTTTCTTTTAGTGACGCATCGGACTCAGTATCTGCTCCTCCTGAGGATACTGTGCATGTCACGGATGACACATATGGGATCGGGTCGACGATTGTGTCTATGTCCGCTATCCCGTTGCCTGATGCCCCCGGCTCTGTACATGTCGCCTGCACGTCTACGTACATGTCCCCCGCCGGGATCTCGGCGTAGCTGTCCGTCGCAAAGTACTTGCCGCCGGCATTTGTGCATCTCGTCCCCAAGGGTATGGCCACCGCGTCCGATCGTGCCTCCGCGAGGCTAAATCGCAATGTAGTTACCGCAGGGGTACTCTGTATCCGTTTCACTCCTCTAAGCGCCGCGAGGTTGTCCAGGTAGCTCCCCGAGGAGTACTTGAGGAGTCCCATCTTGCCCGCCTGGTCTATATACTGATATGCCTGATAGATCTGGAGCGCCGCGGCGTCCAGCACCATCTTTGCCGGGTCTGCGCTGCCTACCGTAGGATCTCCTCCGGTCAGCTCTTTGTACTTGGCTTTATAGTCGGCGAGCATCTCGGACCTTACGCTCTCGAGAGTCCTTCCCCCGATAAAACTGATCTCAGGATATCTCGCCAGTATGCTCTCTATGCTCTCGCTCATCCTGAACCCTCCGATAGGTAGATATGCGGCCTTAGCTGCCCATTTTGTGTATCTGACTCCTCGAAGACGACGGCCGTCACAGTCACTCGCGGCTCGTATCTGTCTATCTGCTCGATCACGTCTGCCGCGTACCGGTTTTTGGCGATGTCGATCGGCTCATCAATGTACTGCTCCAAATCCAGGCCCATGTCCCTGTTGAGCGGCATGGTCCCTTTGCGCGTCCCGAGCAGCACGTACAGACACTTTTTGATCTCCTCCAGCTCCGGAGGGTCGTAGTCAAAATCCAAAATCGGTTTGAGTATCATGCGTACTCCTTGAGCGTGATATCCATCTTTGCGTAGACGAGCTGTCCCTGGTTGTACATGCGGTCCCAGCTCTCAGAGAGCTCTGTCATGCGCCAGTTGCAGTCGGATACGCGCCGGCCCGCGATCACGAGCGGAGCGATCGCACCCTGCTCGACGATCGTCTCCATAAACTCCATCTCCGCTCTCGGCCTGACTCCGTGAGCTGCGTTGAGCTCGATGGTAAAAGTTATCTCCCGGTAGTCGGGGCAGATAAACTCCGCCGCCGGCTTGCTCCCCGGGCGCTTGTGCTCCGCCCATGTGGCAGATGATTTTTGTTTAAAGTCCTGGAAGTTTAGGATCCGCCTGTCCGATGTCTCAAAGGTCAAAAACGCTCCAAACTGCCCAAAAGCCATGTCATCCTCCCAGCGCTTTTACTTTGTCCTCCAGGGTCTTGATCCTCTTGCCCTGCTCCTCGACCGTTTTCTCCAGCTTTTTGTAGCGCTCCAGCTCGATGTTTGCGGCCGGAAGATTGCCCTTGTTAAAGATCTTGCCCACGATCACTCCCGAGGAGGCTCCGTTGGGGAGATGTGCCACGAGGACCGTGTCCCCAATCGCGGGGAACTGGTAGATCCCATTGCACATGATTGGGAGCTCCGCCGATACGGCGTTGTCCTTGTCCTCGTATACTACCCTGGCCACTCCTCTAGCCTTGTCGATCGTCGATATCTTCCCCGTCCTGATTTCCTGCATCTTGTCCTCACGCAAATTTTTCCGGGATCCTGTAGAGCGTTGCGGATGTCTCGGATGATGTCCCGATGGAGTGCTGCACTTTTTTGATCCCGTACTTGCCGTCAAGATACCCAAACCCGACCAAATCCACGTTGAGGGATGGGATCAGCGTCACGTCCAGCAGACACTTGATCTCCACAGTGAGACCGCTTCGATTCGCCTCATTCACTTTGGCGATCAGAATTTTTTCTCCCTCTTTTTGGCTCGACACTTTCGTGTTGAGTGTCAGGATCCGCTTTTGTTCCATCGTCTCCGGTGTTGCAGATGGGTCCGAGCTCTCCACCGTCGTCTTTGTTGCCGTTGACTTTACGATTATCTTGGTCTTTTTGGTCTTTTTTGACTTTTTTGTCGTTGTTTTCTTGGCTTTTGCCGGTTCCGCGTTGCCTACCAGCACCTCTATCGTCTTTCCGTTAGCATCGGTGTAGGTCAGTCTTCCTCCGGTGTACGTTCCGTCGGCATCCTCGCTCCAAGACCATGTCTCGAGGTCTTCCGGAGTTATCTTCTTGATCGATGCCTCCTCCTCGTATTTATCGATATCGTATACTACGATGCGATTCCAATAGATCTTGGCGTATAGTCCGTAGGTTTTGCACGTATTCAGCAAAAACTCTGAATCGGTCTGCTCCGACTGCTCCAAACTGTCTATTTTTATGTCCGTTCCGTCGATAAATGGCACTAAGTCGTTATTTGCCGCTATCTGTCTTACAATTCCAAAAAGCGTTGCTTTTTCCCACGTTTTTGTCTTTTTGGTGCGTTTAAACTCATTGCTCACTGGCATGGAGACGGCCCCGATGGAGCACTTGGATCCGTCAGAGCCTCCGGATCCGGAAAACTCGTCCACGGTGTACTGGCCCGTCGGGAAATTCCTCCCGCCTTTGTTTGTGCCCTCCCAGTGACAGATAAAGAGATTGGCTACGATCGTGTCCTGGCCGATCTTGGGCTTCCAGGATCCGAGCCATCTCCCGTCCCGATTGATCACGTCAAGATCGATCCGATCAGACTCGTCCGTCTCTACCATGGTGCAGGAAAATCCCGAGACTACATTGTCAAATCCTGGGAGCGGCGGCCATGCGATGGAGTGATTGTTGTAAAGGCATAGCAAGTAAGCCCTCCGCGCAAAGCCAAAGCCATTGTTTTTAATAGCCTCGATCATGCGCTTGGTCTCATGTACCTCTGATCCCACCCCTGTCCCGGATGGCGTAAGTACTTGTGCAAGCATGTCAGTCCTCCATCCAGGGAGGGAGCGGGACCCCGGCATCCGTCACCGTCTCCGGAGCGGTCACTTTGACTCCGGACGGGAAAACAAAGTAGTCCAGGAGCCCCGGATTTGCCTCCATGAGCTCCCCGGCCCTTGTCTCATCTCCGTATACCTTGTATGCGATCTGGTCCCATGTATCTCCCGCTACTGTGGTATAGGTCATCTCCACTCCTTAAAAGCTGTACCTCGATCTGTTTTTGAGGTACTTGTCCATCATCCGCTCAAAGTCTGCCTGGGACATCCGCTCCGCAGATACGATGTCTGCCTTTGACGGCGTGCCCTGGGAGTAAAAGTTGAGCGTCGGGTGATACTCGATTTTTGCTGCAGGCGTCTCCTGCACCGGCCCTGCTTCCGCGGATCCGGTCCCGGCGTTGACGAGCTCTGTGATACGGTCTTTTGGCTGCGGGGCTGTGAGATCCGTGAGCATATCCCCCAGATCTGTGCCCTTGCGTGTCTCTGGCACTTCAAGGCCTGTGGGGATCACTGCGGATGCGTATCCTGCGCCCTCTCTCATGGCAATGCCGGCCTGCTGCAGGATTTCCATCGCCCTTGCCGGCTTGGTAAGCGGGATCACCGCCTCCGGACCGTCCTCGGCCACCATGCCGATATGGGGTATCGTGAAGACGCCGCCCATGGCGTGCTTGGCGATCTTTGATGCGGATCCGGTCGTCAGGTTTGCCGGCATTTTGGGCGCGGTATAGTTGAGCTTGCCCTGCGCGTTGACGTTGACGGTCGTGTTGACGCTGATCCCGGCCGATGCAAGACTCTTGAGTGTGCTGCTCGCCTGAGTCCAGACTCTTCTCGCCTCCGCTGTCGCTTTTCCGGAGTTAGAGCTGATCCCCTTTGCCACGCCCTCCGGGACTTTGCTCCCGGCTGTCTGGCACTCTGTCTGCAGCTCGGAGGAGTTGGTGATCTCTGTCCCGATCGACTCTGAGAGCTGGCTTGCTGCCTGCGATATATACGCTGTATCGACCGGAGGTGCGACGGCCCTTTGAGACTGTGCCGTGTGCCCGTACATTTCAAACTCGGTTGCTCCCGTGTCTACGGGCTTTTGGATCGACTTGCCATATCTCTCAAAGTACGTCGTCCCAGACTTGGCGTCGTATCCCTCGCTGCTGATCCTGTACCTGAGCTTTAGATCTATCGGCTGCTCGGCTGCTGTGATGAGCCCACCCACCGCGGAGTTGTAAGTCGTCTCTGCAGCCTGTCTCACCACTGTCTTGCCGGCTTTTACGCCTGCTGCCACCTCCGACGGGATGGCATTTCCGGTATCTTTGAGCTGTCTCTCCAGATCTGGGTGCTTGCTGAGGTTTTCCCCGAACTCATACATCAGTGCGTCAGAATCTCCCGAGAGTGCTTTAAGGTTCTGGGTATCCTCAAGAGACTGAGACAGCCAATCGGGAATGCTCTTGCCGAGATCCTTGTACTGCTTCTCCAGCTCTTCCAGCTGCTCTGTCGTCGGCTCCATCTGCTCCAAGAGTTTTTTGATGTTGTCCTTGGCCGCCTGGGAAAGGCTGGAAATATCGATGTCATTGATCATCTGGTTCCACAATCCGCCCTTGTCGGCCTGGGATGCCCAGACCGTCGTCATATCTCCGGAGGCGTAGTCTTTCATGACCTGATTGAGCTGCTGATAGAGCTCCGGTGCCGCCTGGGAGATCTCATCCTTGTAGGCGTCGTAAATGCCCCGCAACATGTAGTTCTGCCCCTCAGTTTGGGCCTTGCCTACATTTTCCAGGTATGCGCTCTGAATCGCTCTGACCTCGGTGTTATAGTCGTCCGTGGAGATCTTGCCCTGGTCCTTGAGGAGATTGACCGCGCTGAGACCGTACTCTCTGGCCTCCGCGTATTTCTCCGTCGCGTCACTGAGTTGATCGTTGATCTCCTGCTGCAGATTGGCAAAGGTATCGGCGTCGAGGCCTTTTCCGGAATAATCCATCTGGATCCCCTGCATCTTGGCCTCAAACTGAGCCCCGGTCATGGCGTTTTCGATGTCGGCCATCTGCTGCTGGAGCTCCTGGATGTGCTTTTGCTCATCGATTTCCAGGAGGCCATCGCCAAACGCGTTGTTGACGTAGCTCTGCAGCTCTTTTCCGATCGCGGCGAGCCGCTCCCGGCTGTCCGCGAACATCGAATCGGTGTTACCGATGATGTCTTGGCCGGTTTGGTCGTTGCTGTCGAAAAGAAGACCCAGGGATACATCGATCGTGTACTGCTGCTGATCTACCGTGTCCTGGACTCCGGAGATGTAGTCTTCGATGTCCTGCACATACTGTGACCGCTCGGTGTCGTCAAGCTCGATGCCTATGCCGACTTTCCACTGTAGCTTTTTAAGATCATCCTCTGTCTGGGACAGCGTATCCTTATACGACTCCAGCTGATCCGACGCCTTCCCGAGGCTATCCAATCCGTCAAAGTCGACATCCTTGAGGACGTGCTTGGATACCTCTTCGAGGTCCTCCATCGAGAGCTTGATATCTCCAAAGTGCGCAGCAAGGTCGGCATCATCCATGGCCTTTCTGGCCTTTTTGACAGCCGATGCGATGCCTGCTGCCCCACCGATCGCTGCGGCGACTGCCAGGATCCCCACTGCCACGGGACTCCCCATGATCCCGGCAAATGCCGTAAATGCCGACACTACCTTGGAGATCATCTGACCGCCTTTGAGCGCCAGCATCGCGGATGCAATGCCCGTGAGCACGGATGAGATGGCGTCTGGGTGCTTGATGCACCAGTTGCCAAAGTCCCTGATCGGTGTAAAGAGCTTGAGCAGATCGCCCGCTGTGTTGCTGACGATTCTCCCCACGGTCGGAAGATTTTCCGACACCGATGTCATAAAATTTGCGACCCAGTTGGACTGCTTGAGCTTGGTGTTGATCATGTTGATCAGACTCGTCCCCGTCTGCACCACACTGCGCATCGGCGTCACAGCCTGATCGTAGATCTCGATCCCCAGCCCTTCGAGCGCGGACTTAAAGATGTCAACATCTCCCTGCAGGTTGTCCAGCTTGATCGCGGCCATCTCTTTTGTCGCGCCGGCACAATTTTGGATCGCCCTTGTCGTGTCGTCAAAGTCCGACTGCGTCGCGTTGACGATGGCGAGCAGTCCAGACATACCTCTCTGGCCTGCCAGCTCCGCAGCATAGAACGCTTTTTCGTCCTGCGTCATGCCTGCAAAGCCCTTGCGCATATCCTGCATCAGATCCGCAAAGGATCTCATGGACCCGTCTGAGTTGGTGATAGACAGGTGCAGCTTGTCGATCGCGTCCTGGCTCTCTTTGGTCGGCTTGACCAGCCTTGTGAAAAGCGATCGGAGTGATGTCCCGGCCTGGTCTGCCTTGATGCCGGCGTTGGCCATGAGTCCTGTCGCCACAGCGACGTCGTCGATCGAGTATCCAAGTGCCCCCGCGACAGCTCCGGCATACTTAAATGTCTCGCCCATCTTGGCGACGTCGGTGTTTGTGCTCGTTGCCGCGGCGGCGAGCACGTCGGAAAAGTGCTCTACGCGCTTCTGCGCCTCCTCGGTGCTGATCCCCTTGAGCGAGATTCCAAAGGCAGTCATATCGTCTGTCACGATGTCAGATACGGTGCCCAGGTCCTCTCCGGATGCCGACGCAAGGTCCATCACAGATGAGATGCTCGCGAGGATCTGGTCCGTCTTCCAGCCTGCCATGCCCATGTACTGCATGGCCTCTCCTACCTGCGTGGCTGTGTATTTGGTATCTGCTCCGAGCTGTTTGGCCTTATCTCTCAGCGCCTGGAAGTCGTCTCCCGTCGCGCCTGTGATGGCCTTTACCGTGCTCATCTGACTCTCAAAGCTCGTCCCTACGTTGACCGCATAGGCTGCGATCCCGGCGACGGCCGTGCCTGCTGCCGTAGCGGCTACGGCCACTCCCTTGAGTGCTTTTTTGGCTACTTTCTCAAACTCTGAGATCCCCGGCGTAATTTTTTTGTAGGCTCCGGTAAACTGGCTTGCAAAGCTAGTGGAACTGGACGCGGCCTCCTTGGCGATCGCCTTGAGCTCTCTTTTGGTGAGTCCCGTCGCAGAGGTCAGGGAAGAGTCAATCTTGCCTGCGATCTTTACGGCTAACTCGTACTCGCTATTTGCCATCTCTCCTCCTTACCTCTTTTTGTCCAGTGCTATCAGCTCCTGTGCCATGTCCAGGATCTCGTCAAGCGTCAGGCTCTCCATATAGTCGATCCCAGTATGGAGCCGGATCGCAAGGATCATGTTGGCCTTGCGCAGATTCTTTAGGCCGGCTCCGGTTACTCCTCGCTGTAGAAAAAACCGCTTACCCGGTTTTTGACCGCCATGATGTCGCGGATATCCATCGCCTCCAGCAGCTCGATCGGTACTCCTGCTGCTCTTGACGCGAGATACATGGTAAAGGGCTCACTGTTCTCCTCGAGGGGCTGCGTCAGCATGCCCTGCGTGGCCATGTAGCGCTCCGCGTCTCTGTAGTCCTTGCCCGTGCAGGTCCGGAGACCTCTCAGGTCGATCTCCGTGTAGTGCTTGCCCTCAAAGTCGATCGGGCGCTTGAGCGTATAGACGAGCCTGTCTTTTGTCTCCAGTGCGTCCGTCTTTACGACCTCGACTTCTCCCGCTTTTACGACCTCGACTTCTCCCGCTTTTACCACCTCGACGCCGTCTGCCTTGGTCTCGTTGATATCTACTACCTTTTTGTCTGCCATTTGTGTGATCCTCCTTTTGGAAAAACGCCGCCGGGAGTTGATCCCCGGCGGTGCTGATATTGCTGATCAGCTGATCAGCAGAGTGCCTTGATCGCCGCGAGCTGGTCCTGCCCGTTGACGACAAAAATTCCATTGAGCTTATCAAGCTCAAAGAGCTTTTTGCCGTCCACCTCGTACAGGATGTACGTGCAGGCCACCGTCACCTTGGAGTCCATCTGGGCTCCCTGCTTAATGGTCCCGGGCTGGAACTCCTTGCTCTGGCCCTTGACGACAAAGCGCACGCCCTTGTAGGTCGTTGTGGAGTCGCTCCGGTTTTTAAGCTGCTCCGCTGCTCTCAGGGTGATGTTTACCGGGGATCCGGGCACCATCAGTGCTGCGGCATCCTCGTCCAGCATCCGGAACGGGATCTCCTGATCGATGTTGGAAAAGTGCCCGATGATCGCAGCATCGTACTCTCCGAGCACACCCGGCCCGGATACGGTCTGCGTGATCGAGCTGATCGTCGCCAGTGATACCTCGCCGGATACGCCGATCATCTTGCTCCCGTTGTTGTAGACGTTAAAGTCGTTAATCGCTTCGGGGACCTTGGTATAATCTGCCATTACTGAGCACCTCCATTCATTGCGGCCGTCATGATCGAGGCATCAAATTCAAAGACGCCCTTGATGTACTCCGCGGGGATAAGCGGCGCGACGCTGATGTGAAAAACCACGTGCCCATTGAGGAGCTCAGACTCCGGATTGTCTGCCGCGTCATAGGAGATCTCTCCTCCGTAGATCTTGCCGGCAGAAGCCAGGGAGTTGAGGTACCCGTTAAAGCTCGTGATGATTGCCTCACGGAGTCGCGGATCCGTCGGATCGTCGATGTGGGAGTGGTAGCTCTCAATAAATGTATTCTGCAGGAAGTTAAACATCCTGCGGCATGTGATCCACCGCTCCTTGGGGTCTGAGCTGCCGGGATATGCGGCTGTGTTGTTGCCCCAGATCCTCCATCCGGAGGCGTTGATCAGGGTGACGATGCCAGCGCCGTTGAGCACGGCCGCCTGCGTCTCATCGAGATTAACCTCCGTGCCATCGTCAAGCACCGCTGCAGATACCGATGCGGCGAGGCTGGACACCTTGCGGGCCGGCACATCGTCGTTGGCCCGGTCCTGCGCTGCCTGGATGGCTGCGTAGAGCGCGGAGTAGTCGATGATGTAATCGCCAATCTTGGCATTAGGCCAGAGCGCGATCTCCTTGGAGGAGCTTACGCCCTGGGCCTCTTTGGCTGCGGCGACATCCACATAGGACTTGGTTTTTGCGACGTCGATGTCGATGACCGCCTGTGCGTGGAAGTTGCCATTGAGCTTAGTCGTCTTGGCGTTGAGCGCCGCGGCGACGGATGCCTTGCGGGACCAGTGCGGGGCGAGCAAAAAGCCAGGCGCCATCCCAAAGCGGGGATAGACCTGTCTTACAAGCTCGATGCCGGTCTCTTTTCCGGTCGATGCGTCGAGTCCGCCGATAATGTCTGCGTCTGTGACCTTGGAGGGATCCAGGGCGTCGTATGTCGCAGTCACGGCGTCCAGGGCATACGCGGATCCGGTCGAGATCATGGAGATCATGGTCCTGCCATTGGAATCATAAGACAGAGTGTAGTCCTTACCCTCTGTCAGCTTTGCGTCTGCATTGGATACGACGATCGTGCTCTTGATCGCTCCGAGCTCCGCAAGGTATCCGATGTGGCTGTCGAGCGCCACGGTCTCTTTTTGCACTGTCTTTTTGTGCTTTGCAGGATCCAACACGTTGATCAGTACGATCGGGGCCGCAGACGCGACCTGGAAGCTCGCATAGATCGACTCACAGAGTGTGTAGTTCGCAAAGTCCGTGTTGTATCCTACTGCCGCCTGCGCCTCCGCAAAGCTGTAGCAGAGCTTTGGCGTATTGACGCCTGCTGCCGGATCCGCGGTCATGTTGACGGGTGCTGTCCCGATGATGACCTGGAGTCCTGATGCGCTCGCTGCCGGAGTCGCTACGCTTGTAGGGTGCTCCTCGGTGGCAACACCATGCTTATATAGAGCCATTACTCATTCCTTTCTCGGCCTTTGCGGCCGCCTGTGCAAACAAAACTGCAAGGCCCGATCTCTGGTCTTGCAGCTCCTTTTGTGCGGATGCCAGGGCGTTGATGTCGACCATCAGCGCTCCAAGCTCCGGCACCTTAGTGATGATGCTTTTGACGCTCTCAGGGAGCTCTCCTCTGTAGATCGTCCCCTGCTGCAGGGCTCCTCTAATCGAGGGCCCGATATAGCAGGTGATTTTTGGCGCCTCCGGCTTTGCGGCCTTGGGCGTCTGCGCCTTAGCGGCGCTCGTCTTGCTTATCGTCATATCAACTCCTGTGCCTGTAAATTCGCGGGCGGTATCGTCTCGTATACTGCGGTGAGCCCACCAAAGTAGTAGGGGTCCGTCTCGTCCTCACTGATCTGCCATGAGATCATCGGCTGCTTGTCGTCGTTGTACCGCGCAAGTGTCCACGACTGCCCGGCTGTCCCGCTCTGGATCATGATCCTCTGCATCCGCTCGAGGAGCGAGATCACCATTAGATCGCCGCCGTTGTCGTCCTTGGGATCGTAAATGCCAAAGATGATCTGCACCGTGACCTTGTAGGTAGACATCGGCTCGAGCACCTGGCCCCCCGTAACTTTGACGAGCGCTAGGGGAAAGCTCTGTGCGTCATCCTCCTCCGACTCCTCCTCCGAGTAGTCGTACTCGCTCTTCGGGTCCTCATCCTCGTGTACGTGGATCGGGATCCGCTGGGCGTATACGTGGAGCTTTGATGTCTCCGTTGATCCCGGCGCTGCCAGGCGCAGGAGCTCGGTATCATCCTCTATGATCTTGATGAGTGCTTTTTGGAGCAAAACTGCAGATAAATCCATTATTTTTTACCAATCGCCGCGGCGAGCGCCGACCTCATGTTTTCCACGAGATCGTCTTTGATGTACTGCTGCTGTACCTGGACGACGTGCGTGTTTCCGATCATTTTCGATGCCGCAATCGACACGATCTGTCTTATCGGATACTTTTTCTCGGTCTTCCGCTGGAATACTCCGACGTGCGTGCCTGATGATCCCGATTTGCTCCTCCAGCCTACGCCCACCACAAAGGCCTTGCGTCCATCCACTTCCAGGTCTTTGAGGTATCCGCGGTTGAGCACCTGTGCGGCCACGCCCAGGATCTTGCGCTTGCGCGTTTTAAAGTTGACGATGCTCTCCGGGGATGCCCGATACTTAATCTCCGCGCCGTCGGAAAAGCTCGACGCCCTCCTGATCGACTCCGCCTTATTGAGCTTTGATGCCTTGACGATGTACCTCTCTTTTGCCGCGTCTTTGAGTCTTGTCGACGCCTCTCTGGCCGTCTTGTTGATGGCCGAGTTGAGCGCGTTATTGGCTCGTAGCTGCGACAGGCTTGTCATCGCCGATATGATCTTGTCGTACTCATCGCGGTCCAGAGATATCTCGATCATGACCTTGTCGCCTCCAGCTCCAGGCTATATATCCCGTCCTCGTTGATCGCATTTGTGCAGGCGTATGGCTTGCCATCCACCGTCACTCTCGACCCTACTGCAGGCATCCTGCCGTAGCTCGAGGCAAGGACATACACCAGGATCATCTTGGTATAGACGCCATCCTGGTACTCCGATGTCCTCCAGAGCTTTTCCCTAGACTCCAACTCGTTGGAGTCTATGAGTGCCGGCATCATCCTGCCGTTGATCTCGTGCTCGTCTGTAAACTCCTCGAGGTTTAAAAAGGTCTTTTTGGCATCGTCCCGGAGGATCGCTTTAAAGCTCATCCCAGGAGCTTGACCTGCACCTCGGTATCAGCCGTTGCTGCGGCAGCTACGGCCCATCCTGCAGGCACGTCCGTGTCGGTCTTGGTCGCTCCTGTCTTGGCGTTAAAGTACACCAGATCGCCCTGGCCAATTGCCAGAGTCGTCGCCTTGGGGATCGCGAAAACGCCCTCGGTCGCAAGAGCTCCTACCTCTCCCGGCTTGATGTCCCCTGCTGCCACCGCGATCCGCGCCGCTAGGGCGACAATCGTGCCCGCTGCGATCGTTGCATCGCTGGTGTTGATGTAGTTGACGGTCTGTCCCGTCCGCTTATAATTTGCTACCATTTCTCAGCCTCCTTTTTAGGCTCTGCCGGGGTTGCTGATTGCCACGCCGGCATTTTCCACGATCCCGCGGTAGTCGAGGACCGAGACACCAAAGTCGAGGAAGATGTACCACTGGTACGACAGCGTCTTGTTGTCAAACTCCCTCACCATCGTGGGTCTGCGTCTTCCCCGCAGGAAATCTACCTCTACGCTCTTGGAGCATGTGGGATCCGCGACGCCAAACCACGGCACTGCCTTTGTGCCTGCCATTGTGTTGAGCGCCTGCTCCTCGATAGGGACGATCTGGCGGCCCATCTCGTACAGCGGGTTTGCTGCCTGCGTGTTGCCCTCGGTATTGATGCTTGTGGAGTGCAGTACGCTGTATACATCCGCTCCAAAACCAACAGGGTAGATCAGGTATCTCAGCTTGTTGTTGATCGGCTTGCCGTCGAGGTCAGTCTGCATGCCCATGGCGAGGATCATGTCGTTGATCGAGTCGTAGGTCGGCTTTGCTCCGGTCAGGAGATTTCCATGGTCCTTGCCAAAGAGGGCTTTTCCGTCTTCCGCGATCTTTGCATTTGCAAAGAGTGCTGCATAGACCTTTTTGTTGACCGTCTCCATCGCCGCCTTGGAGTATCTCATCGGCAGGGTGGTGATGTATCCGATGTCGTCGTCGATAAACGCCTGTCTGGACATGGCAAAGCGACGGCCGTAGGTCTCGAGATGTCTCTTGGGCCGGACGTAGTCCTTAGGCGTATCGGCGGTCATCTCTCCGCCCTCTGGGATCAGCTCAAGCTCTGCCGCGGATCCGGGGATGTACTCGGATCTGGACTCCTTGAAGTCGGACAGCTCCCCGATGGTTGCCCAGAGCTGATAGGTCGTAGCTGCCGTCTTGTAGCCCTGCACATAGGACTTGTTGGCCGTTGCGTCCAGGATCGCAGGGAAAACGGACACAGGATTTGCAAAGTCTCTGCGCTGTACCATCTCGTCAAAGAGGGACCCGGCGTCCATAAACTCCACGCCCTTGACGTCTCTCATCGTGTGCGCGGCGATGCTCCTGAGGGTTGCCCCTCTGAGCTCGTCAGCGCCTGCTGCCGGCTTGTCGACCGGGATAGAGCGGGACATCAGGAGGGCGTCGGATGCGGCGTCGATAAACTTATCGTTCTCATCTCTGGAGACCTGGACGCCAGTGGATACCGGAGCGTGCTGCTTTGCCAGCTCGTCCATCACCTGCTTGCGGACCTGGTCGATCGATGCTCCGGAGCGGATGTAGGCGCTGGGGTCCATGTTGAAGGTCCGGCAGAGATCTGTGATCTCAGCCGTGCGCTGTCTCTCGGCCGCGATGGCTCTCTGCGCTGCCTGCGCAGGATCCTCGGTCTGGGTCGGCTCATTGGCTCCTCTGTTCTCCGCCTCCATGGCTTCGATCTGCGTGTTGAGATCATCGATCTCCCGCTGGAGCGCATCAAAGTGTGCTGTCTCCTCTGCAGTCAGGTCGCGGTGCTGAGTCTTCGCCTTGTCCGTGATCGCCTTCTGCTCGAGGATCTTGGAGTCTCTTAACTCCTTTAATTTCATCTCTCGTACCTCCTTGAGATATTTTGATTGAGCTGGATTAAGCGCTCTCGCGTCTCCAGCGAGCTACCATTTTCGTAAGATCTGCCGACGCCTACCGTGGGATCAGCTGGGATGGACACGATGGAGATCTCCAGCGGCGTCCACTTGCGTGCGATGTTGCACTCGCCCTCAAAGCGTCCGTCTGCGGTTTTTGTCCCCTTTTCGACATATTCCCAGCTGTTCACGATGTAGCCTACCGATACGCCCTTGAGGGTTCCGGACTGGACCTTGTCGAAGATCTCCTGGCTCTTTTCGTCGGCATCGAACTCGACCGTTGCGACTCCGCGGTGATCCCGGATCTCTGCGGAGAGGATCTTCCCTATCACCACGTCCTTGTTGTGGTTAAAGAGCACGCATCCGATGCTCTGCAGGCGCGACAGGTCACAGGCTCCGGGTGCATGGTCCAGGATCTCCGCCTCTCCCCAGCGCATGTAAGGCGTCTCGGAGGAGAAGCTGAGCTCTGCTGTTCTCTTCTCTTTGCTGATTGATCGGATTCCTGCCTCCGGCATTTCACGCTGGAGGATTCCTTCCTTGTCTCTTCGTCTCATGTCTTTTTCTCTCCTGTCAGCATCGTCTCCAGATCTACGCCCTTCTTTCTGGCGTAGCTGATGATGTCTGCCATCTCATCCACTGTGTCTCTCCAGTCCCTGCCGCCTTCCGCCTGCACCTGTGCGAAGGTCTTCTGCCCGGTCTTGAGCGCCGTCGCTGTCGCCGTCGCCTCTTTGGCCGGATCGACCCAGGGCTTCGGGGCTCTGATCCACTCGTGCTGCATGTACTCCTCGCGGTGCGTCTGAAAATCGACGCGGTCTCCGAACTTACCGGTCGCGTAGAGCTGGAGGATGAAGGTCTCGTAGATGCTGTTGCAGACCTCGATCAGTGCCTCGATCTCCGACTGATAGGTGAGGCTGTCCTCGATCGATCCCTGGCGGGCTGAGCTGTAGTTGCTTTCGCTCATGTCCCGGCTCACGGATTCGTAGCTTAGTCCCTGTCCTGCTGCTATCAGGCGCATCTCCTGCTTCACAAATGCGGTCGCATCTGATGCCTGCCCCGCGGGGTTGACGACTGAGATGTCGTCCCCGGAGTTGAGGTACTGGATCATGCCAGGCGTGAGGGTTCTTCCGGCGTACTGCTGCTGTCCTGCTTCGTCCGTGATGGTCGTCCCGCGGCCCAGATTGGAGGGCGGAAGCGTCCTTTTGACGAATACGGACAGGCAGGCCATGACTCTCTCCTTGACGGCCTCGGCCTCCATGTACTGGTTGATGTCTCGGATCCTCGTCAGGGTCTGTGCCATGTCTGACATCTCGCGGACCTGTGTGGGCCTTGTCTTGGTCCAGTAGGCTATCACCTGCTCGGCTGGAATGTACACAGGGCGCGGATCTGACTCTCCGTCTGCTCCGACGTGCTTGATGTAGTAGCCCATGGGCCGGTTGTACTTGTCGTACCTGATGCCTCCCCGGACGCACTCCTCTCCTGGGAGACCCAGCTGGTCCATGGTGTAGTCCAGCTGGTCGACCTCGATCGCCTGGATGCGGTACGGGAGGAACCGTCCATCATTTGCAAAGACCTTGAGAAGGAGGACTCCTCCGTCTACCTTCTTTCTCCGGACGCACATCCGGAGCATCTCGTTGAAGGACTGCTGTCCTGTTATGTCGAAATTCTCTTTTCTGGTCCAAATTTTCCAGTCTTTGAGTATTTCTGCGTCTACTTTCGCGTTTCCGGTCTTTGGCCGGAGCGTAAAGCCTTTTCCGTACACATTTCGGACGAATGACGATACCACCGCGTTCATAATGTCCGAATTGCGTTCCATGTCGCGGGCGCGTGCCCGGACTCTGTCTCTGTACGGCTCGTCCTGATGCTCTGCAGTGTCGTCCACTGCGGGCCAGTTGTGGTTCAGCCGTCCCGTCTCCCCGGCATCGTAGCTCCGGACCTGTTCCAGGTACTGTCTCCACGCCTCCCGGCGTGCAGCCGTCTCCGGAGAGAACGCGCCTATGACCCGGTCTAAGAAATTAGCCATGACTATCTCCCCTCAAAGTAGGCGACCACTGTGTCGTCAAAGAGCCCAGGGTTGTCCTGGGTCTTGCGTGATACGATTGCGCTCTCCAGACGGTCCCGCTCCTTGATGAGCGCGGCCAGATCTGCTCTCTGCAGCTGTCTGGATCCGATCTTGTATGACTGCCCGCCCTGCAGGATCTTGTCGATCGCGTCAGAGACGTTCTGGTACCTCTCGAGGAGGGACGCCGACGATGTAATCGATGTCTGTGTAATTTTTTCCTCGTCCATATCTCCTCCTTACCGTAGCCAGTCGTCATGCTTGCCGATCCACGTCTCCTCCGGCATCATGTCCTGCTGCTGTGCCGGCCGTCTTTCCTCGGCCTGCTGCCTGATCCGGCTCTGTGTCTCCTGCTCTTCTTCCAGGTGCCACGATCTCGCGCCCAGGAGATCGGCTGCAGCTGTGGCGTAGACCTCGCAGTCCAAGTAATGGTTGTCTGCATGGGACCTTCTCAGCTCCCAGCGCTCCTCCACGCCTCCGGTTTTTGTCCTGTGTGCGACCTTCTGTTCGGCCGTTACCTGCTCCGCATACTCCCGGTCGCATCCCTTGTAGACCATCCACGAGCCTGTGCCGTTGCGCCGGCGCATTCTCGAGGCGATCATGTCCTTGTACTTGCCGCCATCCACGATGCAGAGCTGTCTGCCCCGGTACATTGATCCCTGCCTGTCGACTGTCGTGATCTTGTAGTAGCTCATCATCGACTTGGACGAGCCCTTGACCGGGAGAGCCCAGTCGAGGTGCTGTCCGCAGAAGTCATATACGGCATCTGTCTGGTCGCCGGAGTCGATCAGCGCGAGGGAGACCACCATCTTGGTGCCATCCTCGCGGACGTATTCTCGGTTCATGGCCTGCTCGATGCCTGCCCAGCTGAGCACCTGCCCATGGGCGATGTTCTGGGAGGTGAAATAGTCCCCGAAGGCCCGGACCGTCCAGTAGAGTGAGGTCTCCTGCACGTCCACGCCTCCGCAGAGGCGCTTCGCCCAGGACGGGACGACCAGCTCCGGCAGATCTGTCTGCCTTTCGAGCACCATGTCGGACGTCGTGCGGAGCTTCGCATCCTCCCAAGGCTCCGCGAGCCACGAGTTGCAGAAGTTCTGCAGGAGCTCCGGCTGGTCTTTCGACTTGAGGAACTCCGCTACGGCCTCCGAGATCGTTACAAAAGGCGAGTAGAGAGTCGACATCCAAAATGCTACCGATCCGTGCTTGCCGGATGGGTCCTCCCGGACGGCTCTCCACTCGCCGTACTTTACGATTCTGTTCTTCTGGGCCTCCGTGATGCGCTCCCCGCATCCCTGACATACGTAATAGGCCCTGTCTGCTCTTTCCTGGTTCGACAGGCCTTCCCCAGAGGGAAATTTGACCTGCTGCCACTTGAGCTCTATCAGCTCCCCGCAATGTGGGCAGGGAACGAAGTAATGTTTCTCGACGTCCGCAGACTCGAGGTCTCTCCAGATGTGTCCCTCTCGGGTTGTCGGTGTCGATGTCTCAAAGATCTTCCTGTTCGGGAAGGTCTTGGTACGCTCTGTCGCTAGCCGGATCGGGTCCGCTTCCTTTCCGGATGCCGCCGGGTACTTGTCGATCTCGTCCATGAGGAGGTACCTCACGGGACGCGATGCCAGGGAGCTCGGGCTGTTTGATCCTGCAAGGACCAGATACATCCCATCAAACTGCAGCTCATCTACGGATGAGGCGCGATCATCAAAGAGTTTTGCCGTCTTTGGCGAGAGCTTGATTGCCGGGATCAGCCTGTTTTTTGACACCGATGCCGCAAGGGCATCCGTCGGATATACCAGCATCGCCGGCGCCGGATCCTGCGATATCACGTACAGGATGATGTTTTGCAGTGCCTCTGTTCCTCCGACCTGCGTTGGTTTAACAAAGATCACTTTTTCCGTGCGCCAGTCGTTGAGCTCGTCCATGATCCCGGCAAGATACTGCGTCGTGGCGTTGCGCCACGGCCCCGGCCTTGCTGATGATTTACTGTCCAGGATCCTGTATTTTTCCGCCCACTCGCTTACTGTGAGCTTTTCCGGAGGCAGGAGATACTTTACGAGTGCGTCTCTTTGATACGGCTTTATCGTGTACGGCCTTATCTTTGCCGGCCTTTTTTTCTCCATCCTCCTCTCCTGTCCTTGCTGCCAGCACAAATGCGGTGAGCTGATCCGTGATCTCCTGGGATAGATCGTGCTCGATCTGCCTCTCCGTCACGGCGTCTACGATCCCAGTGATCATGCCTCCCACCTTGGTCGGGATACCCATGGCAAACTTTTTAAAGTTTAGGCAAAAGCGATCGTAGTCGAGCCGGATCTCGTCAACTGCGATGTACTCTCCCTTTTCAATTCCCGTTTTGAGCTCGTGAAGCTCTGCCTGGGACTCCTTGAGCGCGATCTCCGCTTTGAGCTTTTGCTCCTTGAGATCGATCTCCTTATCCCTCACCTGGCTGTTCTTGGCGTTTTCATTGGTCGCCAGATATCCCAGGTATCCATGGACCGTACCGTAGAGCTCGTACCCCTTTGTCCCTGATGTCGTCTTTTGGCGCTCAAAAACGCCCTCATCTGTGAGCCTCTGGATCTGCCTTGTCGATAGCCCCAAGAGCCGGGCGACATCTTTTTGTTTCAAATATATCGCTTCACTGTCTGAAAATTCTGTCTTATCAGGCATTTCAGCCAATCCCTTCTACCAGCAAGGCGACACGACATCAGATTCGCAAATTTAAATTTTTGCGCCCAAAAGCCGGGCCTTCCGCGACCCGCTCGCCCCCTCCGGCTCCGGAAGGACCCGCGACCCGCGCATGCCCGGCCTGTCAATCAACAATAGGGAGGCCTGCTGCCTCCCGCTGCGCTACTTATACCGCGGCGCGCCTCGCCGCTCGAGGGGGATCGCCTTAACGGCGATGAGGGAATGGCATGCGGTCCATCCCCTCTGTGCTATGGCACGATATAAGTATATGCCCTCTGGCTTTGGAAATTTTGGAATCTTTTAGTATCCCTGCTGCTCCAGCACTTTGTCGAGCTCGTCCTCTGCGGCCTTTCGGTGCTTGTACACACTGCTCACTGAGTAGTGCAGGGCGCCCGCTATCGCCTCCATGGGTGTGTTCGACAGGTAGTATGCTGTCATGATCTCGCAGTGGATCTGGTCCAGATATGCAAATGCCAGGGCTGCCTTGGCTCTGTCTACCCTCTGCTTGTCTATGGCCTGCATGAGATCGTCGTAGGCTTTCTCTCTCCGCTCCGCCAGTATGGCCATCGGATCCTCTGGAGACGTCTGTACCTTTTCCCGGTCGTACGCGATCCCCTTGAGTGTAGTCTCCTGCTCGCACCTCTCGAGCTCATACCTTAGTCTCGTCACTCTGATGTCGTCCACTCTGATCGCCGTCAGAAAGTCGTCTACTCTGTCTGTCATCTCTCCTCCTGCTGCCCTCGCTCCGTTTTACCTCTCCCGACGCTCGACACCGACCGTCCAGATCCGCATGATCCCTCCTGGTCCCTTCCCGGAATCCACATCCGCTCTCGCTCTGCTCACGGCATCCTCCTGTACTTTCTCCGGATCCGCGCAATTATGACCTGCATCCGGATCCACGATATCGCACCGTCCCGGTATGCCGTGCGGGCCTGTAGGATCTCGGCCTGCATCCGCCTCTGCTTGGTGGACCACCTCTGGATCCACTCGATCTGCTCCTCATCGTCAAGTCTGCTCATATCTCCCACTCCTCCGGCGAATCCTCACTACAAGTAAAAATGCATCCCCTGTACCCGCCAGCCTTGTAGTACTTACAGCCTGCGCAATCGTTTGGCTGTGTCTTGCAGTACTCCTTTACCGCTTTTGCCGGATCGGCATCCTCCAGCGCGCCTAGCGCTTTGAGTGTGTCGATCGCCGGCTCAATGTTCCCATGTTGCATCATGTCTGCAATCATGGGGATAACTGCAGCGCTTACGTCCTTATAGCGCACCAGCTTATCGCTCATCTTTTGTCTCCTCCATCTGCTGCGATCTCCTTCCATACCTGATACAACGCCCATGCAAGCGGATTGTGAATGTGTTGCGGTGCGCTCTGTCGGTATTCCTCCACCTTCTTCGCCCACTCTGGTAGCTGTGGCTGTGCGGAAGGCAACGCTTTAATGGCATCCTCACAATCATAAATGGCACTTAAATGTCGTGCTGTCGGCGCAGGTTCTTCCAATGCGGTCAGCGCATCAATCGCCGCCTGTCTGCTGATTAAGTCACTCATTCCTTATCCTCACTTTCTGCCTGTGACTCAATTCACACCAACTCTGACCGCTATCACATCCTCCCACGGGATGGCTTTTGCTTTTTCTTCAATCTCCTCGTCCGACCAATTATCAACTTCTTTCCATCCGTAGTAGTGGCAACAATCATCATACGGACTATCCTCTTTTTCGTGGTACATATCATCTTTACCGATTATCAGCGTTTCTATATGTGGTTCGTAGATGTTACCTGCTAAGTAAGAATAATCATCATTTATTCCATCTGTATCTATCCATGCTATGACTCTCATATCGGGATGATTAGCCATAAGTGTTGCTAATTTCTCCGCATAAGCCTTGTTCTGTTCAAATTCCTTAATCATTCCTTATCCTCACTTTCTGCCTTGTAGCGCTTCAATCGCCGCCTGTCTGCTGATTAAATCATTCATCCTGTTCACCTCTCATATCCGCTCCACAGTTCGGGCAGTAATTTGATGTTTGACTGTCTGCCCACCAACCAAAAGCCGACTTACATTGATCGCAGATATAACAATCACCATCGTATATCCATTTCCCCTTCTTCCGTTCTGGCTGTGCTGAATCATTCTTCACTGGACACTTTGGGTATCTTGTCGGATAAATCATCCGAACCACCTCCCATCCACCAATGTCTTTGAAAATATCGGAACCTCGTCAAGCCATATGCGGTCATGGTTCTTTCCTTCCTCGTCACGATATGCAATGGCTGCCACCTCGTTGTTAAACACAGATAGCACAGGCTCTTCATCTCCGTCCTGATAGGTGACCACATACGCGTTCTGTTCTGGCTGTGCGGATGGCAGATTTCTCAAATCTTTTCGTAATAACAAAATCTCTGTCGTCTGCTCCATTGGTATAGAGTCAAACCTTTTATCGAGTGCATCAATCGCCGCCTGTCTGCTGATTAAATCATCCATGCTCATTCCTCCATCTTCGCACCGCATTCAGGACAATACTTCGTTTTGTATTCCGCTTCGTCCCATTCATACCCGCAGTTTGAACACGAATAAAATCCGTATGCGTCCTCATTCCAGTGCGCGTGTGCTACTGGCTTTACGTCCTCTCCCGGTTCCTTCTCGATCACTGCTCTGATCTTTCCCTTTTCCGCCGTTGAGAAAAAAGCGCTCCCCGCGATCTTGTTCATTAGCAGGTCAGCTCGGATATGCTTGCTTTCCATCATTCTTCCTCCCGATTTCTTGCATGCCCTGTATCTCGCTTTGACCTGTGGTCCTCGACGTCTATCACTCTTCCGGAGGCATCCATCAGTACACCCCATTCTGCTCCCGGAGCTTTGTCTGTGTGTCCGGCGTACTCTGGGGCCTTTGGGAGCCTTGTGGCTTTTATCTTTGCTCTCATTCCTCGCTCCAGTCTCCGATCACCGTCATAAGGTGCTGCAGCTCATAGAGCCCACCCGCTGCCAATGCCTTTGATGCTGTGGCTCCCCTCTGGCCGGCGTCTGCATACTGCTTTGTCAGCCTCTGCTCCTCTCTTGTCAGATATGCCATCACTCTGTCCAGCCCATTATCCATAGTACTCGTCCTCATACCTGCGCGTGATCTCTGCGATCTGCTGCAGCACGTCTCCTTCTGACTTCTCTGCCCCGGGGCCGCTCACGTAGAATATTTTCCCCGCCATAGCCTGATTGATCTCTTCTGCCATCCGGATCACGGCCGGCGCAGCGTTCGCCTCCTGCTGCCTTGTCCGCTCTTTTACTCTCCACCGCATCACAAAGCGCTCCTGCTTGATCCGGATCAGCTCCTCCGACTCCTTGAGTCCGAGATCCCTCGCACAGTTGATGATGTCGTTGTATTCCTCTACGAGGTCCTTTCTTGCCTCCATTTCCGTCACCGGAGTAGGGTTGATGCCTCTCAGCACTCTTGCCAGTTTGAGGGCCGCTTTGGCCTCTTCCGTGAGCTCCTCGGCATACTGTATGAGGAGCTCCGCCTCGCCCAATTTGTCCAACATGTATCCCATTGCTTTCTATTTCTCCTCGATCTCCGGAAGCTCATCGTCGTCATGCTCTAAGAGGAGATCTACAACATGTCCAGCAAGCCTGCAGTCATTCTCGAGCATCAGATATAGCTGTCTCACCTGATAGCCCAGGTCGATCTCGTTCTCGTCCCATGCTTTGCCGATATCTTCTGCCTCAGTCTCGTACTTCTGGAAAATGCCCCGCATCTTCTCCAGACGCTCGCGTTTCGCACTCATTTTTCTCCTCTTTTTTTATTTTCTGCTTATCCTTGTCCTTTTTACTCTTTTCGTCCTCATCCAGTACTGTGTACCCAAAACGCACACCTGACGTGGTTTTGACTGATGGTACTCTTCTCATCCGTTCATACGCTCCTGCTCTGCCCACTCGTCATATGGGTCCTTGTACTCGTCTTTTGACGGCTCGTCCTGCTGCCTTTTCGGTTCGCAAAATTCCTGCTCCTCTGCGCGGACCTGTGTGGTGTAGACCTTACGGCCATCCCGATCCGTGTAGGAACCTGTGACGATCGATCCGCGGATCGCGAGCTTGGTGCCCTTGTGGCAGTAGTTTTTTACGAACTCCGCCGCCTTCCCGAACGCCACGATCGAGATAAAATCCGCCTGGGGATCCCGGTCCTTTGAGCGCCTGCGATCGACCGCCAGCGTGTACATGGCCACGATCGACTCGCCGTCCTCCTTCTGCTTTGTCCTGATCTCCGGCTCACGAGTCAGCCTTCCGACCAATATTGCCAGGTTCATGTCTTTGCCTTTTCCTTCTTTGCCGGACGTTTTGTAGATGTCCGCTTTGCCGGCTTCTTTGCCGGCTTCCTTGCGCTCTTCTTCGCTTTCGCTGTGCCTGCTGCCCTTTCCGGCTTCGACGCGGCTTTGATCGGCTTCCATCCCTCGCATCCCATCTTCGGGTTGTCCCGCATGTAGACGAGTCTCTTGACTCCCGGTGTTTTGATGCTCGCCTGGTTATATCTGCATGCGGTATTCCCGCATGCGCTTACACACTCATCGATCAAGGTAGTCCCTCCCGATCTCCTGCATGTAGACGCCCTTTCCGTACCTTCCGATCATGCATGCCTCGGCGGTGCGCTTGAGCGTAGCGTCCCACACAGAGTTATTGTGGACGGCATCCGGGCCCTCCCGATGGTGGTAGACACATAAATGCACCTTGAGCCCGTAATGCTCGGATTTGCGCCTCAGAGGGCCTCCGAAGATGTGGTGCTCTTCGATCATGTTCGGCCCTCCTTTGAGCGCCGCCGGCGGCTTTCCGTAGGTACTACAGAGGTAGCACTTTCCCGGCTCGTCCCCTGGGATGATTGATTTACTCATGCCACGCTCCCGTCGCCGTCTGCTCTGTTCCTTCGACCGTGGTCATCGTGGTACATGACTCTCTCACGGTGAGCTTTGGGCCGTTTTTCTGGGTTGCGATCAGCGTGTAGGTAACTCCGGAGCCGTCTGTGATCTTGACCTGCTGCAGGCTGAGATCCCCGAGCTTGTCGATCGCCATGAGGATCGTCTCCTTGATCCACTCGTCTGCGATCTTGAGGTCCTCGATGCGGTCCCTTAGGGTCTGGACGGCATCTGCCCGCTTTCTCGCCTCTGCGGCTGCGTCGCAGTTGCACTCTGCGGTCGCGATCTTGTTGAGCTCCTCCTGCGTGTACTCCTTGTCATCGCCTACCTGTACCGTGACCATCTGGCCGCAGTATTTACATGTTCCGGTTGCAATTTTCATCTGTGCTTTTGCTCCTCTCCTTTTTGTCGCTCCTCGCCCTGAGATCTCTGCACTGCAGAGCGGTCAGCGAGTCCACAAACTTCTCCACCTTCACCTGGAAGTCCCGGACGTCATTCCACGCGGTGCTCCAGTCTACGTTCTCGTCCATAACTTCCGCCATGATGTGGCCGGAGGCTTTCATCATGTCCAGGTAGCTTCCCTCTGCGATTGCGGTGTTCCGGGGATCCGTTTCGGTCTCCTCCGGCTCCGGATCTGCGTCCGGCTGTGCCTCTTCTCCCAGATCAGCGGCCTCGATCTGCGGATCGGGCTCAGCTGTGGGCGCGGGCTCCTCTTCCTGCATCTCCTCCTGAGCCTCCGGGACCATGTCGATGTCCTGATCTGCTCCGCTCTGCAGCTCCTTTACCAGCTTGTCTAGACGCTTGACCGTCTTGACGGCCTTCCGGAGATCTTCCCGCGGGAGTCCCTGAGGGATCTCTTTCGCCTTGTCCTCCGGGATCGACAGGAGCTCGATCAGCTCCATCTTTGATCTCCCGGCCCACTCGCCTTTGATCCTCCCGGCTGCGTCTCCGTACCTGTCCGCTGCAGTCATAAAACGGGATGCCTGCGACTTGCCTATCCCATACTCCGCCTCGGCAAACTCCCAGACATCGCTGTAGCCGGATCCGTCCAGAATGCTCGAGTCCCTGGCTGCCTTGAGCATGTAGCCGATCCGTACCATCGACTCCGCCGTGCCTCTTACTACGTGGTCCAGCTCTGCCTTGTATCCGGCATAGCCTCCCCATATCCTTACTGCCCGCTGATCAGGCGTCTCGAGCCGGATCTCTCCCAGCTCCCCGTTTCCTGCCATTAGCTTGTCCTCCTCGGCTTTTTGTCTCCTGTTGCGCCGGCGCAACGGAGATGTAGACAAATCGCGCATACTTGAGACCGGTCTCCTCGTTGATCCCGATCTCGGTCCGGCTCTCGTCCAGCGTGTATCCTTTACGCTGCCCTGGTGTCTCTTTAAAGGTCGCGGCGTTTACCACTGTTTTGACGACCTTGGGCTTTTTGAGATTGCGGGATGAGCTATACCGTCTCCCTACTTTGATGCCCTCTGTCTCCTCGGTCTTGACTGAGTACTTGACAAAGTACTCGGCGATCTTGTCGTAGTTGCCGTCGCTAAAGAGCGGCACCACGTTTACAACTCCGTCCCAGCAGTTCTGGATCTCCGAGAGGTCTGCCTCGCTGATCACCGCATGGATGTGTCTCGACCCCTTTGGACCGATCTCCATCGTGTAGACGTATCGGAGGTCTTTCCCCTTCTGCTGGTAGCTCTTTCTCATTCTCCGGAAGAAATTGCTGGCATCCTTTTTCATTCTCTCCGAGCTGTCCGGAGGGATCTGGTCCTCTCTCCATGAGAGCGTCACCAGGGCATCCCTCTTGTCCTCAAAGTTGGTATCCAGAAGCCATGCCAACTCCCTCTCCTGTCTCTTGCGGTTGCTCCTCTCTGTCTTGTCCGGAGTCTTGGCCACGGGAGGGGCGTTCCTCTCGTGGTGGCCATACCTCCCGGAGTAGTACTTGGTTATCTCCAGTACCCGTCCTGCCTTTACCACTCTTTTGATGTATGGCATTTTATATTAAAAGCCGATACGCTTTGTTAATCCTCTAACCGTGTCGGCCAGGGACCGCTGTCCGGTCCCATTTCCTCCCTCTTATATACTCTCTATATTTTCATTCTTCCGGAATGTATTTACGTCTTCCGGATCCATCCCGAGGCTCATGAAGTGCCAGTAGCAGTCCCCGTTATAGCCTGCTGCCCTCCCGCAGTTACGGGCGCACCAATCCGGATCCAGGTGCTCCATTGCCTCCTGGGCCCTGGATCCGAATACACATCTAACTGTCTGCATCGAGATCTACCGTCCGCATCGGGCGGATCACGTAGTAGGCTTTGTGTGGCGCTCCCGACTTTGCCGTGTAATAGCAGGCGGACCACTGGATCCTATAGTTCCCCCTGTAGGCCTCGAGGCTGATCAGCGCCTCCAGTAGTGACATCCGGATCCGTACCCACAATGTCGGGTGGTATCCTGCAATCCCGCAAAGGGCGGTTGCGAGCTGCATGGTGTTGTACGCCTCTACGAGGCGATCAAACTGTTTTTCTTTCATCTCATCTCCTCCTCGTAGTGTGATGAGGTCATCATCCTCGCCTGGTTCCATGCGTCCGGCCCGGTGTCTGTGCTGTCGTGGCTGATCATCATGATCATGGCCATCCCGATGACCATGCCGATCACGATCCCTGTGATCACCTCGCGGGCGATGTGTGCCGCTTTTCTCCTCAGCATCCCCGTCCTCCAATCTTGATGCACTGCCCGAGCGCTCAGCTCGCAGTCTGAGCAGTAGTCCCACGGGTGTCTCTCTCTGTCGTCTTTGTCTCCGTACATTGTGTCCTCCTCGCTATACTCCTCATGACCTCCCAGCATCCGCATGATGCCGGAGGCGTGATCCCCTCGATCGAGTCGCGGATCTCTCCGTCGGCCATGATGTGCACTACCTTGATCATGCCGCCTCCTTGTGACTGTCGTTTTCTCATGCCAGCGCTTTCAGGATGTCCCGGACCATCGCTGATCCGGAATCCATGCTGACGTTGATTTCCCGTGTGCCTCCCGATGCGAAAAGCGCCGTCACGGTTTCGTGATCCTCGCCTCCGCGTAGGTAGATGAGAGACTGCAGGTCCCCGTACTGGCGCGTCAACTGCAGTGCCTCTACCAGCTTGTCACAAATCATCTGCTTGTCTTCCATGATCATGCTGTCTCCTTGTGACTGTCCGTATCGCCTGCGATATCCATGCCCAGCGCGATCCAGAGCAGCACCTTCTGCCTGTCGTCTGTCATCTGATCTGCCTTTTTGAGCAGCGACGTGACCAGCTCTTTGCTTTCCTGTGTGAGCATCTCGTGCCTCCTTTCTGCACATCCTTGTTTCATCGTGTACATCATAATACACGTTGAAACCTTTGTAAAGCATTATTTGTTTTCTTTGTGTACATTGTTCCTTTGTTGTGGTACTATCTTTGCAGGAGGTCCCGATATGACAGAAAACGAGAGAGTTAACTACATACGCAATGAGCTCGGCCTTACTCTTGAAGAGTTTGGCAGACGTCTTGGTGTTACGCGGAGCGCTATATCTAATATTGTTAACGGAGCCAGAAGTGTGACCGACCAGATGAGGGCGTCGATTTGCAGAGAGTATGGGGTCAATGCGCAGTGGCTCCTGGATGGATCCGGAGATCCGTTTGAGACGGTGCCCGTGGATGATGAGATCCAGCGGCTTGCCGATGATGTGATGAGGGAGAGCCCGGAGAGCTTTAAACGCCGCTTTGTCCTGGCGCTGTCAAAGCTCACGCCTGATCAGTGGCAGACGCTCTCCGATATCGCTGATCTGCTGCTTGCGGATCAGGGGCCTGCTGAGGCTCCAGGCGATCCAACTGCCGATATCAGTAAGACGGTCGACGAGGTCCGGGAGCAGCTGATCGATGAGAAAAAAGCGAGGGAAAAATCGTCTGCTACCTCGCACGATGGGCGAAGCACAGAGCCGGGAGATAAGGCGATCTAACAGATATGTAAAAAATGAGCGGGCCTTTTGCAGGCCCGCTTGTTGAATAATAGGAGGAAAAAGTATGAAAAGGAATATGCTCTTGTCACTGATGATTATACCAATAATTTTGTCCGGATGCGGATCAAAATCTCCTGCGGAGGCGTCTGACATCTCCACTGCCGCGTCCTCCGAGGCGTCCGTCGAGATCTCCGCGCCTACAGCTGTCAAGGCGCCATCAGAGGCAGTCACTGATGCTCAGACCGTCCCTGACGTCGAGAGTCCTGCGTCGTCCTCGTCTGGTTCGTCCGCTGAGGATCCCTCTACCGCTGCCGTCTCGGAAGACGCGGCTGCTACTGAGTCGTCCGAGATGGAGACGGCAGAGTCCATCTCTTTTGCAGGCAGGAGCATTTTCCAAAGGGATACCCACTTGCAGGGTCCTGAGCCGATCGACATGCTCGGGATCTCCCGCGTGTCTGTCATCGATACAGATTATCCTACCGAGTACTATGCCCAGGGCTACGTAAAGTATCAGATGAACCCGAGCTCCGGTGACGATACCTACATCGACTATGTGATCAACAAAAAATGGTTGACGATCTCCAAGATCATTGTGATGGATCCGTATATCACGGTCGAGGCGCATCTTGCCCCTGAGACTGACGATGACTCAGACATCACTCCGGAGTTTTTGGAGTCTGGTAAAAAAGTATATGTCTGTGTCGTCGATCGAAAATCCGGTGAGATCGACTATCTCCCCGATGACGCCATCTCCGGGGACTGATAAAAAGGTCCCCGGGGGACCATGAGGGGTCTCCCGGGGAGGATGTTGAGTATATAGTAGGGGTTTAAAAGATTATACCATGAGCGATGTGAAAAGGGTAGCTATCTATACGAGAGTGTCGACGCAGGAGCAGTCCCAGGAGGGATACAGCCTCGGAGAGCAGGAGGAGCGCCTCCGGATGTACTCCAAGGCACACGGCTGGGCGATCTATCGAGTGTACACCGACCCTGGGTACTCCGGGGCAAAGCTCGACCGTCCCGCGATCCATGAGCTTGTCCGCGACTGCGGATCCGGAGCTTTTGACGCTGTGCTGATCTATAAGCTCGACCGTCTGTCGAGATCGCAAAAGGACACGCTGCACCTCATCGAGGACGTCTTTACGCCAGCCGGGATCGGATTGATCTCGATGAATGAAAATTTTGATACAAAGTCCGCTTTTGGGCGTGCGATGATCGGAGTGCTGTCCGTCTTCGCCCAGCTGGAGCGGGACCAGATCACGGAGCGCACCACCATGGGACGGCAGGCCAGAGCGAAGGAAGGATATTATGCCGGAGGATCCCAGGCTCCGATCGGCTACACCTACTCCAAGGGGGACAAAATCCTCCGGATCGATGAGCCTGAGGCGGCGCAGGTCCGGCTCGTCTATGATCTCTACCTGCACGGACTGGATGGCCATGACATGACCTATACTGCGATCCGCGGGTACATGCACTCCCGGTACCGTACGCGGTACGGATCGTACACCCACACCTCCACGATCTCCCGGATGCTGCAGGACCCGACCTACTGCGGGATGATCAGCTGGGGAGGGGAATACTACCATGGGAAGCACGAGGCGATCATCGATCCGGACACCTGGCAGGCTGTGCAGGCAAAGATCCGGAGGAGCCCGACCAATTACGCGGAGCGCTTTAAGGGTGTGCACCTCCTCACAGGGCTCCTCAGATGCGGGATCTGCGGCAAGCCGTACCAGATCTACAACCACACCGTACACAAGCGTCAGAAGGACGGCTCCATGAGATACGGCAAGGTCACGCTCCGATACGTCTGCGCGTCCAGGAGGACCGGGAGCTGTGGCAATGCTCCGATCATTGCCGAGGAGCTCGAGAGCACCGTGATCGGCGAGATCCGGAAGCTCAAGGCAGACCCTGATCTGGTCTACCATGCAGCTGTCGCACCTGGGGATGATCGGAAGCGTGAGGCGATCATGGCGCGGATCGGCGCGATCCACACCCAGCAGTCGCGTCTCATCGATCTGTACCAGATCGGCTCCATCGACATGGACGAGGTCCGGAGGAGGTCGGATGCCCTGCGGGAGGAGGAGGTGAAGCTCCAGAAGGATCTCTCCGATGCGGAGGTCCGTCCAGCTCCCCTCGCTCCGGATGATGCGATCAGGATCCTCGGAAACTTCGACGGAATTTTTGGATCCGGCTCCCTGGAGGATCAGAGAGCGCTGCTCCAGTCCCTGATCGAGTACATCGAGGTCTTCCCCGATCACATCGCGATACACTGGCTCTTCTCGGCACAATGAAAAAGGCCCCGCGGGATCTCTCCCGTGGGGTCTTTGAGTTATGACATTTTTGGAACGTTATTCCAGTTTTGTCAGGGGTTCCGGATCAATAGTCCATCCCGGCTCCTGCGCCGCCGTTCTGCGGTACAGGGTTTGCAGGTTCCTTGATATCTGCAAACCATGTACAGTCAACTTATGTCTTATCTACATAATATAGTGGTCCCTCGCATGATCAGCGCTACGTCACGGAGGGCTCACGAAATTGCCCGCATAACAGGCCACCGCCGCACAATGCAAAAAATATTTTTTGTACAAACTCGATTTACTATTGCGTTTGTACAAACTCTATGATACTATAGTGTCGTAAGGGAGAGGTCCTTACAGAGCAGATCAAATAGGAGGAAAAGAAAATGACACAGGAGGAACTCGCACAGGAACTTATCAATCGTACAGAGTACGGAGTCCAGACTTGGTACGCAATCCATCAGACGGCTGATGACATCGATGATGGCGATGGTTCTACGGATCCGGAGGAAGCTGCAAAGATGGCTCTCGAGGAGGAGGCAGATAACATCGTCCTCATCTATGACGATGGCACCGACACCGCCTATGATCATGTAGGCATTCACTGAATAATTCGGCAGGCAAAGGCCGCTGGCATCGATCCCGCCGAGTTGAAGTTTTGAAAAGGAGGCACATGCGATGGTTAAAATTATCAATGGAAAGAAGTATAACACAGATACGGCTGAAGAAGTCGGTTCCTGGTGGAATGGCCTGGGGTGGAACGATTTTCATGCGGTGCAGGAAACGCTGTATCGCAAACGCACGGGGGAGTTTTTCCTCTACGGCGAAGGCGGCGCAGCTACCCAGTATGCGGAGCCGTGCGGGGACATGTGGGGCGCTGGTGAAAAAATCGTCCCTCTGTCAATTGAGAACGCAAAGGAATGGGCAGAAAAAAATCTATCTGCCGAGAAATACGAGGCGATCTTTGGAACAGTATCTGAAGGGGATGACGACACAACGAAAACCTTTAATACAACGATCTCGGCCTCCAGTTATGCAAAGCTGAAGGAGCTAGCTGCCAAGTCGGGCCGGCCAATGGGTGCGATCATCGATGACCTGATTAAATCCGCGCAATAAAAAAGGCGGGAGGCGAGGACCCTAGGATCCTTACCTCCCGCTAAAACGTTGTTGGCGTTTTCTTCAATTGGGCCGTTTCCAGCCCTTCTAATTGGGCTGTCTCCAGCCCTTATGTATGTCTGCGGTTTTCCTCTGCCGCAGCTCTTGGTGCCCGATCTGGGCTCCGCACTCCCCGGACATTGGATGTCCGGTTACGTCCTCCTGCCTCCGGGCGCGACCCGGCTCTACTTTAAGCAAGTTATAAGCAAGTTATAAGCAAGTTAGATCATGCCTGTACTCTGCGGAGATATGAGCGCGAGAGATATCCGACATGGTTAATGTACTTGCAATATAACCACTTGGTTACCCCATCCTTGTCCAGGTTGTAGTACCCGTAGCACTGTACCTTGCCTCCCTTGGGGACTCTCACGATGATCTTACGGTTAGTGCCCGCCCCGGCCCGCATCATGAGCGGATCGGACTTTGTGCAGACGTAGTAGGTGCCCGCCTCTTTGCGGTCGTAGTGCTTTGCCGCCTCGGTTTTATCGCTCGTTTTATCGCTCGCGCTCGTTCTATCGCTTGCTCCGTCGTTATAGGCAGGATGTCCAAACAGAGTGTTGGCGGTGACGGATCTGGTCTTTTTGGCTACGCATCCGCCATTGGCCTCTATAGTAGTGCCTGTGGCTGACGTGTTGCCCTCGATCGTAGTCACCGTCTTACCATCAGACGCCACCGCGATCACAAGCCCCGTGTGGTAGCATCCGGAGACCTGCCCATTGCGTGTGAAAAAGATCTGTGCTCCTACCTCCGGCTTTTTGTCCAGTGCGCCGTGCTTGGCGTACATCCCGGCAGATGCCACGGTGTAGTCGTCAAAGTTGCCTCCAAGCAAGGACTTAGCCGTGGATACCCCATAGGCCTGGTAGAAACACCAGTCTATAAAGGCATCACACCATGCGGCGTGGGAGTCCATCGTGGACGGATAAACGCGGTGCATATCCCGTCCATACTTGGTGTAGTTGTCATATCCAGCGCCGGCGGTCTTATGATCCAGGATCCCTGGATCCTTTTTGTAGGCTGCCGCGGACTTTTCCAGGTATCCCACTTCACCTTCCGCAATTTTGATGACCTTATTTCTGTCGTGCCCCATCATGCCTCCTTGGGCTTGTCATAGCCCATGGCCTGCTCGGAGTCGGAGATCCCGCTCGTGGTCGGGTCCGTGACGATTCCCAGGATCGCAAGCACGACAAAAGCCGCATTGACCACTGAGATCAGCTTGTCTCCGAGTGCTCCAAGATCGAGGTCGATGCCAAAAACCTCAGCGACTGTCTGTACCAGGAGCAGGACCGCGGGGATGATCGCAATCCAAAAGTTTTTATTCTTTGCTCTTACTTTCCAGTTGATCATTTTCCATTCCCTCTCTTTTTACGATCTCATCGATCCTCTTGTGCGCGGAGCTCACGCTCTGCTCAACTTTGACCAGCCGCGTCGTGATGTCCTGCATGTCCGACTTGAGCCCTC